TTAAAAAGTACCCGATTAAAGTTCTTGTCTTCATTAAAGTCATCATAATACGGAGAAACATTGAGGTTAGTCTCTTGGGGCATTTTCTTAGAACTCTAATACGATTTTGATGTCTTCTTTCTGGGTGGCACTGCGTTGGATCGCTGCCCTGTTATCTATGTATAAGATCTCACCAGAATATTTTTGAACTTCTGGTAAAGCAACACCTTGAACAAAACTTTGTCCAAGTTGAACTGATGCGGATCCAACAGTCGTTGCGGTTCCAGGATTTGCGGAACTACCAAAGCTAGTTTCAATGCCAAGAGCATCTCCACCAGTTTGTCCACTAACCACATATGTTCCACCAGCACCAATTTGCGAAGTGAAATCTATACTTCTAAACCCGTATGCAGTTGACCCAAGTCCAACTGGTGTATATAATTTCAGAACACCAGTTGATGAATCCCAGTTGGCAACATAACCAACAGCGGTAGATCCAACACCAATTGTTTGATAAACTGGAGTATCTACAGTATATGTGGTGTTTGCAATATCACCACCAGTTAAGTTTCTCAACTTCAGAGCTGTTAAGGCACTTGCTCTTGATTGAGTGAGTAAACTACCAGCAGGAGTAAGTGGGCTCTTAACTACACCAACTCTTGCAAAGTCATTTCCAGTAATGAAGTCTGGGTTTGAAGCGTCATTTTCGTAACGAGAGTAGAGAAGAACTCTAAAAGCACCCAACTCCTTATAAACATCATATCCATGTCCACCTGGAGGTGGAATAACAACTTCAAACTGAGCTACAGACGTTGTGCCAACACCAACTGCAGAAAGACCTGCAATTGCACCACCAGTTTCGGCACCAGGAGCACCAGGATAAAATTGAATTGTTCCTCTGGTGTATCCAGTACCACCATTAGTAATCGCAACGTTAGATACTTTACCTTGAGAATCTACGGTAACACTAGCTTTACCACCAGTCCCATCTCCCAAAATTGGAATATTTGAGAAAGTAGTAGAGATTGGTTGATAACCACCACCAGCATTAACAATCAATGCTGTTTCGATTTTTCCATCAACCGCGTTATTTTTTACGTCAGATGTATCTCCAGATCCCCAGCTTTCAGGAACTGGAATATAATCAATCGAATCAAATTTGATAATGTCTGATGGATTGATTGTATACAAATATTTCCAAACATATCCATCACCACTGGTTCCCGCCGATCTTGGTTCAAGACCAGTAAATGTTGGTTCATCAAGAGATCGACCCCCAAGAGGACTTTCTGGACTTTGGCCGTTATTAATACAAAGATATACTCTGTATTGACTATTCACCACATAATATTTTGCATCATAGAGGTTAGTCGATGATGTTTGAGGACTTAGATTTGTCCTAGTATAGTTGTTTTTGTACATCTCATAGACAGTTCCAGATGTCCATGTGTACTTTCTAACCAATCTCTTTACATCACCAGTGGTGAGTTTTTTGAGAGCGATCATGGTATCATAATCATCATTATACTCTCTAAACCCATCCTTAGGAGCTGGTGTATTGGTATTCCAATCGGTAGTACCATAACCAGCTGCAACATCATTGGAGTTTGGTAATCCAATAAAAGTGTAATAAGACTGTGAAGTGTCCGCTACACCAGCGACGAAATTCGCAGCATTTAATATTCTAAATTGATCTGAAATAATCGCGGGCATTTTTATTAGACTTTTTGTTTTATTTATGAGGTCTGATCAAAGTCACTATAGTTTTCACTCAGTCCTTGAACACGAACCACAAGTGGAGCAGTTGTTATTCCCGTATAACCATTTTGGTTATTGATTGTAAAGGACTGCGGATTAAGAACGTTTCTGGTGAAGTTATAGAATCTTCCCCAACTATAATTACCAATTTTTGGTGACAGACTGGTTGTTCCAAGTCCAGCCAAGGACTGAACATTGGAGAATACTGTAACAATACCAGAACTGGAGGTTACAACGGAATCAGCACGATAAACATTGTCGATGAAAGTGGTTCCAACTCCAATTACACTTGCATCCGTATTAATGGATGTCAAACCATTACCAACCACAGAGTTTGTTACAACAAAGTAGTATCCAGTTTGAATTCCACTTCTTACAATGTTACCAAATCCAGCCTGATCAAGGAAAGAACTTGAATCAAGTTCGAATTGGACCATTGGACTATCGGTTCCAACACCAGTTGCACTTGTTCCAACTCCAACGACAAGTCCATAATCACCATCACATTCAACACTTGTCACTGTTTCAATTGTAACTGGTTCTACGGAAATCAGAACCTCTACAGATTTGTTTGAATCATAACCAAATCCACCGTCAGTTATGGTGATCGCAGAAATAGTTCCAGCAGCTGAAACCGTTGCAGTAGCGGCTGCAGATACTGTCTCAGGAACACTGTATGCAATGTTGGAAGAGAGACCAACCGTTACCAGTTTTCCTCCACCAAACGTAAGTCCATTGTAATCGGTTCCTACACCAACAAACTTCTTATACCAAGTGTTTGTATCCACAGAATTGAGGACCATTCCACTCTGACCAATTGCAACCCAAACATTATCATTGTAGTAAACAGAGTTCAGGTTGAATGTTGAACCAGAAGAAACAACACTCCATGTCAATCCATTGTCTGTAGATCTTGCAATCGTTCCAGCTGCACCAACAGCAATCCACTTATCATCCGCATAGTGAACATCATTAAGTCTTGTTGTAATTGCAGTAGTAGTTACACCGGCCCAGATTTCACCATTTGTAGATCTAAGAATAGATCCATTATCACCAACAGCAACGAATAGATTTCCTCTACTTCCAACACCACGCAGGTTTTGTGAGGAATACTTACTTGTGATTACGAAAGCAGTTCCAAAACCCGATGATCCTTGTTCAGTAAACAGAATGGTTCCACCAGCACCAACAGCAACACCCTTAGTAGATCCACCAACAAAAGCGTTAAGATCTTGGGTAATAGTTGTATCTGAATAAGAATAAAGGAAACCAGTCAATGTTCTACTGTAAATTCTAGCACTATTAAATGTGGATGCATTAGAACTTACTGCGATAGTTCCCCCCAAACCAACGGCTACAATGTTCGTAGAAATTCTATCAACACCAAAGAATGTTCCAAATCCACTGACACCAGTATCATTCCAAGTTACGGCATCCGAAGAAGTATTAATTCCAGATGTACTTCCGACAGCAATAAAGACACCAGATGTATAAGTTACATCATTGTATTCAATATCAGTATTAGAAGTTGATTGTGTCCAGGTTTTACCAAGTTCTTTGATTTGTTGGTATGTTGTTGCAAAAGAAACGGTTGGAACAGTTTCATAACCAAGTCCAGGATCAGTTACCGTAGCCGAAGAGATAGTTCCTCCAATAGAAACAGTGGCGGAAGCGTCAGCCTGATCTACATTATTCTCTCTAATTACGTTGATACCAACACCAGGAACTGTGTTTCTATCCGATCTATTATCATATGCACTAAAGATTGGGAATGCATTTTCGACGAAAATGGTGTCAGACGAAATACCAACATTTTGAATAATTCTAGTAGTTGGTTGCAGTTTTGCAATTAAAGTGGTTCTTGCCTTGGATAATTCCTGGCCATCGATAATCAAATCACTAGTTTGTTTTTCCCAAGAAACCATTCTTGTGAAAGCTGGATCGGTGTTAATGCCAACGCCACCATACAAGTTGGTTTGAACCTTACTTACTCCTGTAATATCGGTCACAGTTCTTCTCAACTGTTGTAAGAAGTTTCTTTCCCTCTGAAGTTGAAGTTTGTCTCCAACCTTAACAGTTTGGATTGGACTACCACTATCTACATCAGTGTTAGATCCTCTGAAGAACAGAACTTGAAGTTTACTACCAGATTTTGGAGCTTCGGTAAATTCAATCTGAGTACCACCATTAAAAATGTAATTCTCTCCAGGTCTTTGAAGAACGTCGTTTAAAACAACGAGAAGATTATTACCTGGTTCAATAGATGTATCATTTGAATCGATATTTACTATCTCTTGTGTGATACGGGTTCTGATTGTGAATACTTTGTTGGATCCATTAAATTCACCAGAAAAATCATACAATGGTAAGAGTTGACCAAAACTAAATCCAGAGAATTTATCATCATATGTCGCATTTACGGTAAATGTAAATGCACTAAATCCTGCACCAACATTTGGATCTGTGGGAATACCAGCGACTGTAAGAACATCACCATTGGCATATCCAATTCCATTATTAGTAATATTAAAGTCAATTACACTACCACCAGTACCGACTACAATTGTCGCCTCAAGACCACTGCCTTGACCGCCAGTAAACGAAACATTGGAATATGCTGTTGGGATACCAACAATAATAATTGGTGGATTTGTAGACGCATATCCAGTACCACCACTTACAGTAGTGATTCCAGTAACAGTTCCAGCTGAACCAACAGTCGCAGAAAGAACGGCGGTAGATCCAATTCCAAGTGGATTAAGAACTTGAATGTCAACAGAATTTGATGATCTATATCCAGATCCACCACCCGTTACGACAACAGATTCGATTGATCCAGCACCATTAATAATTGCAGTTGCTGCAGCCGCAACAAGGTTCTGATATCCAGATCCAAATCCTACCGTAACACGATTTACAATTCCGCCTCTAGGGAGACTTTCTCTATCATCTCCAGTAAAGAAGATAGAAGCACCAATACCAGGATCTTGTCTTTCATCCATATTGTAATCAACAGTCGGTCTCTGGAAAATATTGTTGATTAGAATGACACCATTATTAATAACTTCTACAACTCCACCCCCACCAGTTTTAGTGGTTACAATTCCAGTTACATCTTGATCATTTTGAAGAAGAGTAAAGGTCTTCCCAACACCAGTAAATCTATTTGAAAGATCATCAAATACAAAGTTTGTTGTTGGATCTTGTCGGTTAAAGATACGTCCAGCGAAACTAGATTGTGTGGAAATACCAGGTTGTAGAGTGTTGACACCTACAGGTCCATATGGAGGAGCAATGAAGTGAATTACATCTTTAACGATGTGGAAATCACCATCTTTCATGGTTACAGCCGCACCGACTGTGTGTCCAGCGGCTACACTACCAAGAACTCCACGTTCTACCTCAAGAACATTGGTTGATCCAAATCCAACTGTTTTAATTCTGATGATTTCTCTATCAATTTCTAACAAATCATTAGTGGTAACTGATGTAACACCAACAACCTTGATAGTAGTCGATCCAACACCCACGGCTTCAGTGAGAGCAACACCTACGTTCTTCTTGTAAAGAGGTGACTGAATAATTCCATCAAGGTCAATAATAACTCTATTATCTGGATTAATTGTATCGAATGAATGTAAAGATCCAGTTCCAACTGAACGGAATGTAAGTGGTTCGTTGTTAGTGACAGCAGTGTTTAATCCAGCCAGGGAGAAGTTATTGTTGTCAATCTTGATAACAAAGAGTTGACTTGGTAAGAAACTTGTGGAAACTCCACCAATAACTTTATTGGTCGTTTCGATACCAACTCTATTGTTTCCATATACTTCATTACCAGGATCATATTTAATTTTCTCACCAGTTTGGAAATTATGATTATTAATTCTAATAATCGAAGATCCAACTGAAATTACAGAGGAACTAGATCCATCAAAAGCCTTGGTGAATGGAATTTCACTTCCGTTATTTGTAGTAAGTCTAAATGATGTCAGACCAACTAGTAAAGCGCTTGTAGTCGTTCCAATTCCAGTGAAACTTCCAGAAATATCATCAATTTGATCTACCTTGTTAGAAACAATGTTGACAAACGTTGTGATGTTCTTATTTTGGAATGTAATAAACTTAGAAAGACCGTTGGCAATTGTCTCTTCAGAGGCAATATCAAAATCATCTCTATTATAGAATGACTTGATGTTGTCAATGTTAATGAACAGGGAAGTGTTAGCTGCACCAGCAGTTACTCTTAGATCTCTACTTCTAGCAAAACCAGCGGTGGAATTTGAAGAAATTACAAGATCGGAGAACTTCTTATACCCTGTTGGGTGAATGATACTTTCAACGGCATCCTTCCAAGTTGTTTCTTGAACTTCACTCTTGATCGAATAAGAGAAGTTTTGATAGTAATCACTATCTTCCAACCTTTGGAAGTCATTGTTTAACTTTCCAGTGTCCCTTTGCCAACCTTTTGGTCTTTCAGCTTTGTATCCAGTGTTGAAGAACTTTTCATATGATTTAACATCAGCAACAGTTCCTTCTGCACCAGAAACAGATCCCTTAATGACATATCCATTCAGAATTTCTGAGTTTGTATTCTCAATTCTCAAAGTATTTGTAATGGAGCTGTATCCATCATTTTCAAACACAATACCAGAGCCATTTGATGCATAGGTTACTCTTTCACCACTCAAGAACTCATCAGTCTCTACCTTTACCTCAAAAGTTGGTAAGTCACTTCTCTTAATAACTCTACCCGCACTATTATTTGGATCAAAAGTTCCACCAGTTGTTCCTAGACCAGTGATTGAGTAAGTAATTTGTGATGTGGTTGGATTTCTAGTGGCAACAGTAAAGAATGCATAATCATAATCATCAGAATTATATCCACCAGTTGTCAGAGGAGATGTTGTAACTCCAACCCCTTCTACAAAAATCTTGTCCCCAACTACAAATGGGAAGTTAGATCCATCTGCAGCCCAACCATTTGTAGGTTGAGAAATTGTTAGGAAATTAGTCGATCCATTTGAAGATGCAGTTACAATACCAATACCGTTACTGTTTCTAACAGCAAATATTCTTGCGGGGTTAGAAACATCATTAAATCCACGAGCAGCACTAAGAACATCAACAGAATCGATGGAGGTTCCTTCAAGATTTGCACGAAGTTGAATATCCGACCTACCAGCTACAACAAGATCTGGTGCAGTTAGATAATTTCTTCCAGTCGTCACAACTCCAACCTCAGAAATCTTATAATTCTTGGTCAGAGTGACAAAGGATGGAATATCAATCTTTGGTTTTACTGATTTGTCTGATGGATAATCAAATCCAATCTTTATAACTTCATCAAATCTTGATTTACCAATGTTTTCATCATACACACGAAGAACAGCGTTGAAACCAGAAGTTGTTCTTACAGTACTAATTCCAGGAGACTTTTCATAACCAACACCAGGGAAAGTAACATCGATTTCATTAATTGGTCCAACAGCAGTAGCTGAATTGGTTACATATTTGAAAGTGGTAATTCCAGATGATGTATATGAAGAAGATTCTGGTTTTTCCTTAACTTGATACTTATATTGAGTGATAGAAGTTGTTGTAATTCCAAAGGTTCCAGAATATACACTATTATTAATTACAATTTTTGATCCATTGACAACATCTTCATCAGGAGAACTATCTCTCTTTGATACATCGATAGTATCAAGATTAGTTGGAATTAATCTGTAATACAGAACAGGTGGAACATTTCCAGAAAGTTTGAGGTTTACCAAAGCTCCAGATGAACCAGATGTTCCACTTCTAGTTACTTCAGTACTAATTCCAAAACCATCATATCTGTTAATGAAGTCTTGATCTTCAAAGAATTCAAGTTTGAGATCAGACAAGCTACTATCAGAAACAGCAAATCCAATGGTTCTACCTCTAGTAGCAGTTATCAATGGATTGATTTTTGCAATCTTATGAATACCAGAACCAAAGGTTGTAATTCCAATGTAGTTGTTATTAAATCCTACAGCATCAACATAATTTGTTGATAATCTAAATCTATTATCATCAATTTTTTTAATATAATATTCGCCTTTGTTGATGAGAGGTGATGCTGGATTAGATGAGATATAAAGTACTTTGTCACCACTCTTAAATTCATGATTACTAATTGTAATAATAGAAACTGAAGTACCAACACCTACAGCCGATGTTCCAAAATACTTTGGATCTACGATTGTTTTTCTAGCAACAGTGTCATATTCAATGGATTTAGATAATGTAGAACTTGGCAGAACATTTACTGTTACTTTATCACTTGTTCTTAAATTGTGGTTAGTAGAAGTACCAACGGTAACATCATATCTCTTCACAGAACCAACATACTCTTTATTCTGTGTTGTAAATGAGTGTTCTACACCAGTATCATTTTGAACTGGTAAGAAATATAGAGATGTTGATGTTGTTCCAATTCCAGTTTGAGTGGTTGTGATACCAAGGAGATTTTGTCCTTTATTGACTGCATATACAGTCTGACCATCAACAAGATCAAATGGATTTGCTAAGTTTAAAGTATTTGATACAGTTAAAGCTACTCCAACAAGTCCTCTACCATAGACCAATTTTTCTCCAGTCCTAAAACCATGATTTGCAATCGTAATACTGTTGTCTGCAGTAGAGCCAGAGGGAGGTAATTGATGATTTGTGAGTATTGTTCCATCGTTTGATTTTACCCTTATTACAGTAGTTGTTCCAACCCCAGCAACAGACTGAACAACTACTGTTGTCCCGATACCGATGGAATTTTGTGGATTAAATACAATCTTCTTGTTTGGATCAATAGACAGATCAGTTTTAACACCAACAATGAAAGTGAACTTCCGTTGATCCACTGTCAACAGTTCACCAGCTGCATAGGAAGTTACAAGTCCTGCCTGACGACGAACTCTATATTTGTTGTTTACCCGATCAATAGACAGAACGCGAAGTCTTTCGGGAGTTGATCCCACAATCAACACATCATCTACGGAAATCGCATTAGATGACCCAGAAAGTTCCAGATTGAGAGTTGTGGTAATTCCTGTTGCGCCACTTGTACCAATACCAACGTCAAGTCTAGCTGTTACGGAGGAAACTGCAATTGTTCTTGCACCTTCAATAAAACTGAGTTCACCAGTTCCAATACCACTTACGATTACAATATCGTTGTTTGATAAATTGTGAGACGTTGTTGCAATACCAGTTACAACTTGATTATCATAATTAAATGCAATGTTATCAACCGTAGTTTCTGTATATGAAATTTGAGTGATTCCTCTTCCAACAACCGTCTTAATTTTGGCTGAGGCAGAGTTACCACCAGAGTTCCGATTATTGAAAACTAGTCTTTCTCCAACTTTATATCTGTCACCACCATTAATTACAGTAACTGTACTAATACCAATTGGTTTGATGGATCTTACCGCAAGTTCTGTAAACTGTAGATTATTGGTGATAAGATAATCATATTCCGATCCAGAAAATCCAAATTTGTATGGATATGTATTTCTTACAAGATTACCGCTGTTCAGAATGGAGAGATTTTGAGTGGAGGATGGTTGTTCATTAAATGAATTCTTCTCAAACTTAAATCCATTCAAGATATATGGGAACAGAGGTTCTCTATTACTTACAAATGGGATTTCGGAACTGTTTGATGCATTAATTGTGCAGAAATATGCATATACACCATTGGGGTATTCTGGTGTCTTACAGAATCTACCATTATACTCATCTAGGTCACCATCAGCTGTGTAGTTCCAATCATTCACGAAGAATCCAAGAGGATATACAGTCGTTGGTGGTCTATTCGACTTAGTGTCTAAAGTATAACTTGGGATCAATCTACGAACAGTTCCACCAGTTGCTGACGAATATCCATATGGTCCATAGATAGGCGATCCATCATAAGCCCAACCAACAATAGGTGAGTGAGAAACTGTTGACTTTTCTACAAAATTACTTTCAATATTATCACCAAGAAGCAATCTCAGTTTCCTTGGCAAATACGCATGAGAGTACTTACTTCCATAGTCCGTATTTTGACTTGGAATAATAATACCATCATCATTTTCATTGATAGTCTTTTTGTACTTCTGTACAAAATCAACATCCCACTTCTTGACATCAGCTCTAAACTTAGCACCACTACCAACAGGTGTAACTGTAATAGTAGTGTCTCTCTGAAAATAACCAGCACCTTTATCTACAATACTTACAGATGTAATGACGCCATTAGTAACCGTAGGAACAAGTTTTGCATACTTTCCACTTCCGTTGACAGTTAATGTTGGAGGAGTTGCATATCCACTACCACCAGTCTTGATTAAAGCCTGATTGATTTCACCATTCAGAACAACAACATCAATCTCAGCTCCACTACCATTAGAAATGGTTACATTGGGTCTTCTATGTACGTTAAATGTATCAGTTACACCATATCCACTTCCAACACTTGTGATTTGAACATCACTTATTGATCCAGTGCAGACAGGTCTAACTCTTGGACTGGAAATAGAAGTATTTGCAACACCAGAAATTACATCAATACTTACATTGATATCTGGATACTTAAATGTGTGTGTACCAGCTCCAACAGATCTTAAATCAACAAAACTATTCTTATCAAAGTTTTGAGTTGTAGATGTTGTACCAATACCAGCATCAGCAACTCTAAATCTGTTTGTGTCTACTTTAATAACGTAATAATTGGTTGATGCAGAAAGGCCACCAATTACACTTCCACTTGAAGAATACTCAATAAGATCTCCAGATTCAAATCCATGATTTCTAAAGTACACATAGTCATCGGATGTATTAATGCCACTTCTAATATCATCAGAAATTGAAGATGGTGGATAGATTACAGAATTTACTGTAGTTTTTCTGTTTGAATATCCTGATCCAGAATTTTCAATTACAATTTTATCAATTACGTTTCTTTCTGTTGTGGCTTTAAGTGTATTAGTACCAGCGGACTTACTTGTCAAGTTAATTGGATTTAATCCAGCCAAAGCGTCATCATATGTGTTCATCAATTGAACGATGGTGTCACTTACTTTATGAACATAATACAGTGAACCATTAACAAGACCACCAACAGATGCGTAGTTATCCGCCTTAGTATAAACTACAGATTCTCCGTTAAAGAAGAGATGATTTGATCCGAATATAATTTGATTTCCAGAAATATTGACATCAATGTCAGCATTAAATGTTTTCGTATTTCTCTGTGGTCTAAGTCTTGCAGAAGCCGTTGCGCCAGATCCATTACCACCAGTAATTTTTACGGAAGGAACTTTTTTAATATCATATCCACCATAAAGCAACTCAATAGACTTGAAAGTTCCGTTTTCAACAACTGCGTATGCAGTAGCTCCAGAACCAACCGTATCACCAATGTGAATATTTGGTGAGTTGATTACATCATATCCAGATCCACCATTTTCAACATCAATATTTTCTACAGAGCCATAGTAAATTGAATCTCCAGATCTATTTGAAAAAATTTCAACACCATTATTGAACATTCCAATATTTTCATTCTTAAGAGGTTTATCAAACTCTTTAAGTTCTGGTGTTACGGGAAATTCTCTTAAGAAGTTCTGATATTGAAGTTTTTTGTTAGAGAGTTCTAATGGGAGAACAAAGTGAGTTGTCCCGGCTCCAGAAAGAGAGATAAATCTCTTCGAATATGCATCAGACAAACTATTTGAAAGTGAAATAGTATCAGTATCAATTCTGGTTACTGCATACGTGGTTCCCGTTGTTAGTCCACCAATCGCACTAGTTCCAATTGAAACTGGTGAATACTTAATCAGATCTCCATTATAGAATCCATGATTAGTAATGCTAATACGAGTTCCACTTACATCACTTGATTCAAAAGTTTTTCTTCTGTCAGTTGCATAGATTCTATATGATGGTAAAGATCCAGAAGTTACATAGAACTTTTGTCCATCGACATCAGAATAAGTATTCTGAACATTTGATAAGAATGCAGATACACTATTCGATGCAGAATTGCTAGATGCAAAATTAAGATTTCTTCTTACACTATATGTTTTAGATGTATTAATAGAACCAGAAGTTATATTAATCTTAAATTCCAGTGAACTAATAATTTGACTTACTGTTCCTTCAACGTTTGATGGAATTGCAGAACTCTCATCAACAAGAGTTACCGAATCATCCAACTGAAGAAGGTGTGGGCTAACAGTAGTAACATTGTTAGTTACTGTATCAATAACCGACTTGTTAGTATCAACTCTTTTTGCAACTTTTGTTTTGGTTTTTAAGTTATGCAACCAAGAATTCAATCTGTAGTTGTTAGCTGGAGATACATGACCTAAAGTTTTTGGTTTAATAATATCACCTGAACGCAAATAACCAACATCATTCAGATCAACACCAGAAACAACTGAGGTCAGACGGAAATAAACTGGTTTTGTAGAATCACCATCTTCAAATGCATATACAGTTCTCAGTCCTCGTACAAATTCCCCATCAGAGTAAGCTGATGTGATACCTGTTACACCAAAGAACTGATTTGAAGACTTACTTGTATAAGTAGCAATTCCTACCGTTTGTCCAGCACCAACGTACAGTGAGCCCGTGTTTTCAAAACCAAGAGTTGAATCTACGGTTACCACAGTGGCACCAATAGCTACATTTTTTAATAAAGTAGAAGATCCAGTTACAACAAACTCACCAGTTTCAGATCCTTTACTTAAACTTATAATGTAGTACTCTTTGTTGTTCTTTTGATATCTCTGAACATTAAATATCGAACCAGTTACTCCTTCGTTACCAGTTTGGTACAAAGTCTGTCCAATGACCTTTATTGGATCACCACTAATAGCTTCTGCAATTAAATCATCAGTTACAACATAGTCTGCATCAGATGGTGCGATCAAATATTCAATTGGTTTGATAACTTCCGATCTCTCATTGTAGAGAACGTTAAAAAGAATTTTTACAGCTTCATCAGTTCCCTTCGAAGCATAAAAATCTTTTGCCTGACGTAAAAAGTTTGCCTTGTCTACAGAGTTGTTGAGAGCTCTATCTTCAAATCCAGGTAAAAACTGTTCTTTGGTTTTTTTCCAAAATTCTCTTAAGAACAGATTACTTAAATTCTCAACTCTAGATGATGAGATGTGATCTGTTGCTGTAGAAGACGTAAATACCAGACTTTCTGGTTGATTTGACTTATGAAGGCTTTCTACACCACTAAATCCACGAATACACCCAGTAAACGTGTTTGTGGTTACACCCGTATATGTAATGATTTCATCACCGATCTTTAAAAGACCATATTTCTGCGGCCATCCAGCCGTAGAAGTCACACTGATAGTATCATCATAAGAAGTTACTGCACTTGTGCAAGTAGTAAATCCAATGAGATTATCGTTACCACTGAAAGTCTCTACCTTTTGATATTCATTTAAATTCGTAATGATATCAATTGGACCACCTTGGTATTCTTGTGCAAGGTAGTACTGTTTTAAGAAATCAATAAATAATGGACTTTCTTCTTGAACAAAAGAAGGTAATTGACTTCTAACGATCTGATTGATCTGGACTTTCTTGGAAGCGGTGTCGATCATTACTGTCTAATATATTTTCCGTTGGAGAAGCTAGAAGTGGAGATAAACCTAGTACCTGATGTATCAGCGCCTGTCGAAATTAAGTCTTCAACTGTACTAATGGTACTATTGGCAACAGAAAGTTGAACATAAAGATCTCTCAAACCAATGATATCGTTAGATTCGGGAATGGCTTGAACTTCAATTACATTGTTCGGTTTAACTGTTGACAAAATCCTTATTGTATCTATAAGGATTTCACCAGTGTCATATCTAACGGTTCCAATATTACTTCTTACGATTTCAACTACACCAGTTGAACTTAATCTAAACAAGAAAATTCTTCCTCTGGTCTCACTTACATAAGCATCACTCATATAAAGAGTTCCTCTAATCCCATCTACAGTAAATCCAGTAGATTTGATGTTATAACCCTCTCTACGATTGTGGAACTTGTTACCATAACAAAGTTCATACTGAGCAAAGTTTGCAGTGTCAGCTTCAAGGTCTCTACGAATAATTACCTTTGTAATATTTGATGTAATCGCAGTATCAGTATCATCAATAATTCTTTGAGCCTTACTGTACTTAAATCTGCCACCAAACTTGTTCAAATCCGAAGAGTTTGAATAGGTATTCAAAGAATTGATTACTTTTGTCCTCAAAGCAGAGGTACTTGAGGTCATGTTTGAGTTATAATAAACAGTACTATCAATCTCAACAAACAGATACTTGAGATCGATAATTTCTGGTCTAATTCCAGCTACAGAATAACCCTTCAATTTCTCCAAAATTTGTCTTTTATCGAAATCAGAGACAAACTGACCCATTTTGGGTTTGATAGAGACAAATACCTTACCAAACTGAGGTGGAGTTGATTCTTCACCGCCATATGCAGTTACGCTTTCTGCATTTGAGTAAATTGTGGGAATGATTGCTTCATAGTCATTCGCAGTAACAGCACGATATTGAGATGCGTATACTCTTGGTGCTAGATTTTTGATTGTGCTGATGTTTTCAATCTCCGCACCATTTCTTGATGGTTGATTTGTGGTGATATCGGAAATTCCAGTGGTAATCAGTCCACCATCGTTATTGACCAACTTACCAGCAAAGGCAAAGTTAGCTACGCCATTACCATTTTGTCCATCACAGACAACATAAGAGGCTTTGACTACATTTCCAGAGGATAACTTCTTGCCAATTACCCCATCACCGAACAGAATTTCATATTTTTCGTCCTGAACTTCTTGGATTAGGAAAACTTCAGAAGTAGTCTTGATACCAACGATATTATCGACCATTGAATAGGTCTTTTCAGTAGATGAAGAGTTAGTATCCTTTACTTTGACTACAAGTGTTGAAGTATCAATAAATGGGTTTGGAAGAATGTATCTTTGATTTGACTGAGCGGTATCTACAGTGAATTCTTTGGTGAGATATGTTCCCTGTTTGATGTCTAATGTGAAAGATGCAATTCCATCAACAACTGGAGAAGTTACATCTTCAGAGATTGCAAAGGTATAGTTCGTATTTGCAAAATCTCCGACGGCCACAAGACCCGCCTTGAGGGTTACACTAGATTTAGTGGTTCCTGACCCCAGATCAACGAAAAAACTCACATTTGCGGTTGAGGCTCTTCTTGATGCGGGTACATAACCAATATTTCTTGCTAAAGCTACGACATTTTCGCGCAAAGTAGCGCTATCAATAAATGATTCATTCGCAACCATATTGGCATTATAGTTCGTAATGTACGAATTATAAGCCAGAGTGTCAATGAGAATGGACAGGTTAGATCCTTCAAAGTCAAAATCCGTAAAATTGGAGTTTGACCTCAAATATTCGCGTAGAGACGCTTTAATCTGTTCAAAATCGAGGTTTGTATATTGAGTGAACGCCATTATTCTCTAGTTGGTTGAAGAATAAATGTTACTTCTTGTGTCGGTAACGGTAATCCAATGATGTCGTAGGTAATTTCTACCGTAATTTCATTAGTATCGGGTGGATGCGATGCCAAAACCGACCTTAAGTTCACTCTTGGCTCAAAGTTTTTAATAGAAGTCTCAATTTCCACCTCTAATCTTGTCAAAACGTCACGATCAGCAGGTTCGAAGAGACTACTTCTTACCTCAGAGCCAATTAAAGAGTTAAATGGTCTCTCATTATTAATTGTTTCGACGAGATTTCTGACAGATCTCTTAATTGCATCCTCATTTGTGATTGCAACCACGTCATTAGTTACAGGATGCCTTCGGAAGGACAATGAAATATCCTTAAATCGACGTGATGTGCGAACGACAGGCATCTAACGATACAATTTTTCTGCTATATTTATACTATTCATGCCAACGCTCTACAAAGTCATCAAAACCACCAGCGCCTCCACATGGTCTTGACATTCTATCTTCAGGAACTCCGTACTTTTTCTTCTTAGCCTTGTCTAAAAGTGCATCAGAGGAAGGATGAGTGATCAATCTCATCCCACTTTTGATAAAATCTTGACCTAAGTC